GGAGCACTGCATTTACGCTCCACTGATTCGGTATGACAACCGAACGAACCCTGTTTTGATTGAGTAACTAACTCAATTCAGAACAAGGAACCCATGTGTGCCGAATTACTGGCACACCTGCAACCGCTACACCCGACTCATAATCCATGAGTGGATTGAGTAGGGACCAGAGTTTGCCGTTGGGAGTACCAGCGTTGTCTTTCGACAACAGGTAACCCCGCTCGGTAAAGAACTGGAGTAGACAGGCTGCAGTGTCCTGCTTGATGGTACTCGACTTGGCTATAACAGTCAAGGCGCGCACCTCCCATCTCTGATACTTCGGATTCCATCTATTCCTAGATGTAACCGTGGGACCAGAGAAGGACTTCAAGCCGAACAACCCGGAACGTGGTCCAGTGATGAGCATATCGCGCATCATTGTGGTCGTGTCGAGAAACTTAGCAGCATGCCACAAACCCTTCAAGAAGAAGTTGTTTGCGACAGCTACTGAGCTCGCGACCGTTTCGGGTTTGGACCGATCGACTGCGCATCTGATGTATGCTGGGGTTACGTCGTAACCCCCGTAAGCATCCATGCCACACGACTCACGAAAGAAACCTTCTACGTGGGTCTTAGTGGTATTGACGCGCAGTCCGAGGAGATGCAGTATCTCCTCGATTTGCGGTTCCCATGATACGGGGACGATGATATCGTCTCCGTATACTCGGACCTGCCTGGCCAGAGCCTCGAAGCTCTGATTGGGATGGATGAAACGTCCAACCCCAATACAGATAATCGAGAAAACTATACTCTGAACAGGAAAGGTTAGCGCACTTCCCTGCGTACTGAACTTCCGCAACTTGTGGAGTCCAGTACGTCTTCCGCCAATCTTGTTGACGATAAACCGGGTGCGACTCGAAATCATTGAGCCTAGCAGGGGGAGATTCCTCCTGAAGACTCTCTGAACGAGAGCACATCCCAGTCTATCTGAGGCAGACTTTAAGTCTACCGTAGCAAGATTGCCGTATCGGGAAGCCTTGAGTGCCATCTGCCGTGACGGTGTCTGATTAGAGAAATCTAAGCAGTGCCGCAACGGTGTAGATGACTGACGTATGGTCGAGTATAAGAAATCTCTTATACCCTGCTGAATCCATTGATGACACGTTGGTTCCGCGGCAATCAGCCGTGGTCCTTTCTGCGTCTTCGGAACAGCACAAAGTTTCGACGCAAGTTCTGTGAACTTGATATCGGAACTTAGGCCCTCGTCCCCTATGATCCATTCGGACGGCGTAGTGCCGTATCCGGTGTATGGAAATAGGGTCTCAAGTCTCTGTCCCCAGGCGGGAAAGCTATACTTATAGCTTCCTCCGCTGAGGTCGGAGACAGCGCCAGGTCCGTGCTTGAATCGGAGTTCTTCTGGATCGAAATCCGGAAGGGATCCGATGATACAATCCGCAGTATATTGGATTGCATCGAGCAGAAGAGCTTGGCGACCGGGTCTTCGATCTGAAGACAGGTCTCCAAAGATACCGACCCGAGAATCAAAGTCACGAAGGTGACCAAGATTGTCAGGATTGATATCACAACCGTCTTCTTCCCAGATTTGGGAAGGCGGCGGTAGTTCTTCGTCGACATCGTAGAACTCCTCGATTGTACTAAACAAGTGCTTTCGAGGACAATCCATCTTCAAGTTCTTCCCAGCGTACAAGAGTGTACGTAGGAAGAAAATGACGTTTGGATCGATGTCGGCTCTCAAGTGACCATCGTCATCAAAAAGTCGTATCCAGAGCCCCCAGAAAAGTCTGGGGATCCTGGAACCCGAATGGCGAGAACCAGAACAGTTCTCTCCCTTCCACTCAAGACGACCCCTACTCAAGGATTGATCTAAGATCTTTCCAAGAGCAGGGAGGTCTATCGTAAAAGTCGGTAGGCCTCTCGATGACGAAAGACGGGTGAGGCGTGACAAGTCACGTTCCCACTCGACTCGGTCAGTCGGGAAATATGAGGACACATCCGCAAGGAGTGCCTCGTATAGTCCGATGAAGTCGAAATCCAGGCTTTTCTTCATATTGCGAGACCTTTCTCGTAGGTATGATCCTGGGTCCTCTATCCTCTTGTCAGTTGCCTGGTTAGTTTTGCCAGGCGACAAGATCCGTGAACACACTCCCGGCCACAAAGGTCGTGAATGCGTCACCGAGATACCCGATAGTAGTCGCCGAATCGCCCTTCTTGTTTTCCAAAACAAGATAGACTTTCCGGTGGTACTCGGGTACTGGATCGGCTGCGTACACCGTCTCCGTCAATTCGACGTTGTGACGGTCGTACTTGGTACCACTGATCGTACTGGTCGTGTGCCGGATTTTCATCCGGAACTCACGGTCAGACTCGATCAAGAGGTATTCAGAGCCGTAATTGTCGTTGTTGATCCTAGCGAGGTTTTTGGCCACGCTATTCACAGTAACGACGATTGGGTTAGAGAACGCCATTTCGATTTCTCCTGTCATGGCTATTAAGCCACCTTACTTTCCGATCTTCAGGACAGCAAGGGACGACAGGATCGACCACTGCCTTCCAGATAGAAATGGAAGGTGGAACGAAGGAACGGGATAGGCAGGGACTACTTGACGCAATCTTTCGATTGTCGAGTAGCCATCAGATGGTGTATAAGAAGCACCATACTGATTTTTGTAGAAGCCATCGAAAACAAATCGAGACTTCGACTCCTGCATCCAGCAGATATCATGTCCATGGACTGGTACCCGGTTACGGTTGGCTTCTAAGTAGTCGCCAAACGAACCGAACCAGTCAATGAGCCATGACCAAGGCATCGCCTCCCATAAAGAGGCAGGCGATACGTTTAGTCCCCAGACTAGCTGTCTAGCTAGACTGAGGGTATCTGCATCGGATGACCAATCGGGTGGTGAAGTGGGTCTCCAGACTATGGAAACCCAGATTCGCCGCTCCGTCTCTTGATGTAACCAGATTCTGGTTCCATTAGAGTACAAAGGTCCGATATAATGGATGAAGGCACCGCCTTCAGCCAAATCATCCCACACCGTAATGTTCCTTCTGAGCCCTTTGCCAGATTTTAGACGGTTGAGTTCAAGGACACGTTTGTCCGTGGACGCAACAAAGTCTAGCATCTTGCCGAGGTCACTCACTAGCGGTTTCCAGCCGAATTCGTAAGCAAGATATGCCTCACTGGTAATCTTGGGAGCCTGTCCCGCAATGCGGAACAGATCCTTCCGAGTCCAGTTACCGGCAAACTTAACTACGTCTCCGAGCTGTTTGACCATGTGAGGGAGGTCCCTAAGTTCAAATAGGAAGACAGGCAAATCTATCTCAGGTCGAGATGGATTTGTGTCTCCTAATGCCTTTAGGACCGCATCAGATACCGATGGAGGAGGGACACTGGGGGAAACCCCAGTGGCGTTACCGGTCTCTACCCAATTACTACAAGAGTAATAGTAGCTGACCCGGCCACTTGCGTGGCCCATAACGGGATTCTTTTTCGTATGAGAATACGGATTGATCCCCTTCCTATTACCGACCCAATCGTCCATAACGCTTGTTGCGAGATACGAGCCGCCTTGCGCATAGCTAGACACCGTATGGTGCTCAGCTATAGCTTGGCCCCCGTTATCGACAACGAACGCATTGGAACGGTTGCGGTAGGTAGCCATCGTGAACATGTTCCTTCTGAGTTGAAGGGGACCGCAACGTCATGTTACGGCTTCATGTGAGCCCCATCATG